AAGAAATATTCAGCGACCTAGATCTAGCATTCATCCCGCATCCTATAACTGGGAACGTGGGCAAGAAAGCAAACAGAGAAGCAGTAAGACAATCTGTTAAATCATTGGTCTTAACTGATTATTTCGAACGTCCATTTAAGTCGGACATTGGTTGTAGTATTCGTTATTTTTTATTCGAATTGTTTACACCGCCTGTTAAACAGCAGATGGAAAGAGCAATCAGAGAAGTAATTAAAAACTATGAACCTCGGGCAGATGTGTTTGAGGTTCTAGTCGAAGAAAGACCAGACTTAAATGCATTGACGGTATCAGTAGCATTTATGATTTTAAACGACCCTGATCCAGTTATACTGGACGTTATATTGGAAAGAGTACGATAATGGCTGCAGCAAATACATATTTAGAAGTAAGTGAATTAGATTTCGATGGTATAAGAACTAATCTTAAATCATATCTAAGTACACAGAATCAATTCAAAGACTATAACTTTGAGGGATCTGCTATGGCAGTTCTACTTGACGTTCTTGCTTATAATACACATTATAATGCATACTATTTAAATATGGTTGCTAATGAGATGTTCTTAGACACTGCCCAACAAAGGGATTCAGTTGTATCTAGAGCAAAGGAATTGGGTTATACTCCAGTTTCTTCTGTTGGTGCTACTGCTGTTGTTAATCTTAACTTCAATGGTATTGCCAATACAGTTTCGCAGTTCACTATTCCGTTAGCATCTAAGTTCTCAACTACGATTGATGATATTACATATACTTTCGTTACGACTGAAGCAACTAAGGTAATTAATAACGCAAATACATATTCAACTAATGTTGCTATTAGAGAGGGAACTCCTTTATCACATAGTTTTATAGTAAACTCAGCAAACCCAGTTAAATACATTTTACCGAATAAGAATATTGATACATCTAGTATCACTGTTAATGTGACGGAATCTATAAGCGACACAACTACTACTGAGTTTACAAGATTATCAAACATTCGTGAGATCTTTTCTACGTCTGCTATCTACACGGTTCAAGAATCAGCAGATGAGAAGTATGAAGTTATCTTTGGTGATGGTGTTTTAGGTAAATCAGTTAAGAACGGAAATGTTGTTACAATCTCATACCTTGTTAATAATGGTGATGTTTCTAATGGTGCTGATACGTTCTCTGTAGACTCAATGAATATTGGTGAATCATATTCAAGTGTTTCAGTTTCAACTGTTACTGAAGCAGTTGGTGGTCGTCCAGCAGAAACAATCGATAGTATTAAGTTTAATGCTCCTAGAAACTATCAGACACAAAACCGTGCTGTTATTGATAATGACTATCAAAGAATTATCCTTGCTGAGAATTCAGATCTTCAGTCAGTAATTGCTTTCGGTGGTGAACAAGCAAACCCTCCAGTTTATGGTAAAGTTTATATTGCTGTTAAACCTTTTGCCGAAAAGTTCTCAACGGTTACTCGTAAACAACAAATTAAAGAAGCAATCTCTGACAGAGTTCCATTAGCAATCGACCCTGTTATTATTGATGCGGATTATACTTATGTTGTACCTTCAATCACAACATACTATGATTTAACTTCAACCACTTCAACTACTTCTGCTATTGAACAAAACGTCAGAACGGCAGTTGCAACTTTCTCAACTGATAACTTAGAAAGATTCGGCAACCGTTTAAGGTTCTCTAGATTTGTTAGAGCATTGGATAATACTTCTAATGGTTATATTTTAAATAACGACGTATCTCTTAAACTAGAAAAACGTTTCATTCCTAATTTAGGTAAACAACAAACAATCAATTTATTATTCAATAATGCTATTAGAAAGAGTACTCTCGATTCTACACAATTTACATATAAAGGTTTCTTATCATACTTAGACGATGATGGATTAGGTAATGTGAATGTATATCGTTTTAATGATGCTAAACAAAAAGTAAACATTACTAATAACGTTGGAACAATTGATTATGTTAATGGAACAATTAATATTGAAGGAATTGCACCTACTGCTGTTGCTGATGGTGAATTGAAAGTTTCAATTATTCCAGAAAGGTTAGACGTTATCCCAGTAAGGGAACAAATATTACTGATGGAATCAGGTGATGCTGTTATTACGATTGTTGGTGAGAATACTTAATGTCCGTATCTAATAAGATATCCACTCTTGTTCAAAATCAATTCCCCGACTTTTATAAGGAAGACGGTGAGAATTTCCTATTGTTTATGCAAGCATACTACGAGTATCTTGAGCAAGAAGGAAAACTAACTGACGGAATACAAAACCTACAAGATTATAGAGATATCGATAATACTCTAGATGAGTATATTGAATACTTTAGAAAGGATTTACTTCCTTCTATTCCAGCATCTACAGTTGCTGATAAAAGACTTTTAGCAAAAGCAATTAAACAGTTTAATCAATCTAGAGGAACACTTGCTTCTTATAGATTATTATTCCGTTCAATATATAATGAAGACGTTGAGTTAAGTTATCCTGCTGATCAGATTCTTAAAGTTTCTGATGGTGATTGGAGAATTGATAGATATCTAGTTTCTAGTTATGACGATGCAACATATAAGTTTATTGGAAAAACTATTAAGGGTGCTGAATCTAGTGCTGAATGTTTAATTGAAGATGTTGTAAGACGTATTGTTAGAGGCAGGGATATTATGCAAATCCTTGTATCTAATGTTAAAGGTACGTTCAATCATCTTGAACCAGTAAGACTATTAACAGATACTGGTGGTACTGGACACGCACCTATTCTTGAAGCAGGTATTAACAACGTAACAATCGACTCTCCAGGTGGTGAGTATGCTTTAGGTGATATTGTTGAAATCGTTTCAAGTGATGTTGGTGATTTTGGTAAGGTTGTTGTAACTAATACGTCTGACCTTGGAGGAACACTAACTTTCTCTTTAGTAGATGGTGGTTCAGGTTATACTGCATCTAATCAACCTGGCGGTTCGGTAATTACTTTTGCTGGTGGTGATGGTTCATCTCCTGCTAGTTTCCAAATTTCTGGTACTGATATTGGTGATACGTTTGCTGTTCAAATGAACACTAACTTTATTGCTAGTAATAATATCTTTGGTAGTCTTGCTCCAATTATGTCAGGATATGGATTAACATCTACGTTTGCTAACACATTAATAGGAAGTCCAAACTTCGGATTCCCTGAGGCTGGTGAAGAAGTAACACAAACAAATTATAGAGATAATGCTAATGCTGTATTAAGAATAGCAAACACTCAAACTATTAAAGTTGGCGACTCATTATACAGTGCTAACAATTCAGCAAATGCAACGGTATTAAGTATTATAGATGTAACTGCAGCAAATACGGTTGTTCGTGTTGATGGATATAAGAACTTTACATCTGGTCATACTATTAGATCTATTTTTGCTAATACGTCTGGTAACACGGTAGGAACATCTATCTCATTCCAAAGTAATACTATTGGTCATCACATTTTATCTGTTGGTAATAATGCTGGTCAGACTATCTCTGAAGGTGATGAATTAGTAGGAAGTGTTTCTAATGCCTTTGGTGTTGTCAAGAAAGTTGTTGCTATAAGTGCTAACGGTTATACCGCAGGTGTTGGTGGTGCAGATGACAGACATTTAGTCACTCTACAAGTTGGTGCTAATACAACTGCTAATGTTTCATCTCAATTTGATAATGGTCCGATGAAAGCATTTATCCAAAACGAAGGATTAAGGGTTGTTGGTTCATCTACAATAATTGGTAATACGGCGAACGATACATCTAACACATTGATTGAAAATATCCATACTAAGTTATCTGACTCATTATTATTCTCAGCAGAAACAATTGGTTCAATTGATAAGATATCATTAATTGTAGGTGGTGCTGGTTATTCAGTTGCACCTACTATCAAAGTGAGAGAAAATGATATTGCTTCTTTAGGCATTGGCGAATCATACATAACTTTACAAAGCACTGACGTGAATTGGGGAACTGGCAATTCTAGTTTTACTAAACTCGATACGAATGATAAGATTGTTCAATCATCAACTGGTGCGACTGCTCACGTTAAAGCAGGTGCTGGTCCGAATCAACCTATTAATATTATCATAAACCCTGATGGTAAATATGAAATGACTGTTAGGGTTTGGCAAGACTTATTACAAAGAAAGCCAGGAAATATTACTTTTGCTAACAACGCAACAGTTGCTCTACAATCATTTAACTCATCTTATACTCCAGGATTAGAAGCAGATACTAGAAGTGTTATTAATACTGGTAGTGCTACTATTGTTACAATCAAAGACGAAGGTGTGTTAGGTGATAATGCTGACATCAAAGCAAACGTTGGTGCTAATGGTACGATTACTGGGTTAAGAACTTTAGATTCTGGTTATGCATATAAGCAAGGCGAGAGTGTTATATTACAAGCATCCGATCGTCCACTTGCTACAAGTGCTGTGGTCACGTTAGGGTTAAGTGGTGTTGCTAATGCTGAAGGATATTATGCTACAACTAGGAGTCACGTATCCTCTGCTCGTGGTTATATCCAAGACAGCGAATACTATCAAGAATTCTCTTATGAGATTATTTCAGCAATTTCTCTTGACAGATACCGTGATTATGCATTAAAACTTGTACATCCTGCTGGTCAAGCATTATTCGGTAAGTTCCGTTCACAAAGTAATGCCTATGTTAATGTGTCGGTATCTTCTGATAATGGTAAATTGTCACAGTCAAATGGAACAATTAGTATAAATAATGGAAGTTATACATTAAACGGTAGTGGTACTTCGTTCTTATCAGAATTTGCGAATAATGATACGATTATAGTTGAGCATGCTCACAAATCGTTCTATGCAATTCCCCTAAATATAGTAACGAATGATACTACTGCTAACGTGAAAATAGCATGGGCGAATACTAATTTGTCAAGTGCTAATACATACTATAAATACGGATCAATTTAATGCCTTCATCATCTACAACAATCTACGCAACTAAAGAATTATCAATTAACAATGCTAAAGCATTCGTTCACGCAATGAATGCTGAAGAAGATAGTAGCACAGTAAAACGTTCTACAATTCTTTATTGTGTTATTGGTAGATCTAATGCTTGGGCAGAAGACCCCGTCCCAGATCAAACAGACGATACTGACCAATATTTAAGGTATAATATTCATAGAGAATTTATTGGTGCTAAGAAAATCAACGATAGTGATTGTTCTCATGTCACAACAAGATACGATTGGAATACTGGTACAGTATATTCGATGTACAGAGATACAGACGAAGACGTCTATGCACGTGCGACTTGGGTGCTGACTGATGAGTATAATGTATATAAATGCTTATACAATAATAAAGGTGCTGCATCAACAATCAAACCTAATGGGTTCTCAACATTACCGTTTACGACCTCAGATGGTTATACTTGGAAATACATATACTCAGTTTCTTTAGGTGAGGCAGAGAAATTCTTAACACCATCACATATGCCAGTAAAAACTATTTCTGCTGGTGATGGTTCTATTGAATCCGATAGACAATTGGCAGTACAAAATGCTGCAGTTAATGGTTCTATTCAAGTTGTAGAAACTGTGAACGTTGGTTCAGGTTATCATATGGTTGCTAATGGTGTTGTGGAAGCAGGTGGTAGAGATAGTTTGAAAATGTCTGCTGCAGGTGATAATCCACCATCACCAATCGACAACTACTATAATGGTTCTAGTGTTTATGTATTATCAGGTACGGGTGCTGGTCAGTTAAGACGTGTTATCGATTATTCTGGTGCAACTAAAACACTTACAGTTAATACTGCATTTGCTACAACTTGTAATACAGACTCAAGGATTATAATCTCACCAACTGTAACATTTATTGGTGATGGTGCTGGTGCTAAGGCATACTCAAGGGTTGATACTTCAACTGGTGCTATTTCAAACGTAGCAGTTATTGCTGTTGGTCAAGACTACACAAGGGCAACCGTATTAATTACATCAAATAATATTCACGGTGCTGGAGTTACTGCTAATGCTGTAATCAGTCCAGTTGGTGGACATGGTTCAGACCCAATTCGCGAATTAGGTGCCGATAGGTTAATGCTAACTGTTAAGTATAATGGAACTGAGGGTATTTCTGCTAACGGTAATGGATACATTCCAAGTAATACAGAATTTAGAACTATTAGTATCTTAAAAGATCCAGTATTAAAGGTAGATGCTAATAACAATACAACAACTATCGAAAATGTTGCTAATACATCTAATAGTCCTGCTGCATTAAGGTTGACTACAAGAATGGGTATTTCATATAATCAAATGGAAGGTTCTGATCCAAAGAACCCATTGGTTGTTGGTGATATCTTAACAAATGAAAGAAATAGATTACGTGCTGAAATTGGTGAATTAGAATTCGTGACAGAATTAGGTCCAGTAGCAAGAAGTTCTGCAGCATTAGTAAATGCAGTTAAGTCAGCAAATGGTAACGTCGTTTATATTAGAGAAGATGAAACTGAATCAGATCCATCTTTCTATACGGTATATGCGAATGATGTAGATAGTTATAGCGACTATGCAGCATTCACTAAAGATGATATTATACTTAAAAGCACAAGTGAAACAAAGGTTGCGACTGTTGAAGCGATCAAGGGTCCAGAAGCGAATACATATTCTGGGGAAATCTTATTTACTGAAAACATACAACCAGTGACAAGAGATCCAAAACAAATTGAAGACATTAAAATCATTTTAGATTTTTAAAGGAAAAATAAATGAGCATCGAAACAAACCTAAACCAATCCCCTTACTTCGACGACTTCGACGAAACAAAGAATTTTCATAGAGTTCTATTCCGTCCAGGATATTCTGTTCAAGCAAGAGAATTAACTCAAATGCAATCGATTCTGCAAAATCAAGTAGAACGATTTGCTAATGAAGTTGTAGTAGATGGTACGGTTATTAGTGGTGTTGGTGTTTCAACTAGCACTGTTGATTATGTTAAACTTAGAGATAAGGATGCTAACAACCGTGTAATGCTATTGGGCGACTTCTTTAATGGAAGTGCTATCGCTAATGTTGTTGTGACAGGTGCTACTTCTGGAATGACTGCTAAATTGGTAGATGCTAAAGAGGGTTCTGAGGCTGCTTCGCCAAACTACTTATCATTATTTGTAAACTACACAAACTCTGGTTCTAACAATACAACTAAAACATTTACTGATAATGAAACATTATTATTAAGACATTCAGGTAATAACGATTTTGTTGTTGCTGGTAATACAATTACTTCAAGTGCGACTGGTGAAGGATTCAGAGCAACTGTATCTGATGGTGTTGTTTATCATAAAGGTAATTTCGTAAGAGTTGCTCCTCAAAGTGTTATTGTTGATAAGTATTCAATTACTCCTAATAAAAAGGTTGGTTTCGAAACAAGAGAAACTATTATCGATTCTAATGCGGATTCTTCATTACTTGATAACTCAACTGGTTCTACTAACTTTGCTGCTCCAGGTGCTTCTCGTCTTAAGATGGAACCTACTCTAGCAGTAAGAAGTTTAACTGCTGCGAATACAACTACATTCTTTAGTGTTGCTGAGATCGAGAACGGTGCTATCTCTCAAAGATTTACTGATACAACATACTCAGACTTGGGTAGTTATATTAACGAGAGAAGTTACGAAACTAGTGGTAACTTTGCTATCGAACCATTTAACCTAAGAATTAGAGAACACCTAAAAGGTGATAACAACCTTGGTCGTTATTCTTCTGCTGATGGTGGTGATGTTAATAAACTTGTATGTGAAGTAGAAAAAGGTATTGGTTATGTAAGTGGTAATAAAATTTCTATTGAATCATCTGTATTCAGAGATGCTGATAAAGCAACTGATTGGGATACTAAAGATGGTCGTACAATTGGTCAAGCATTTGGTAACTACGTTATTGCTAAAGAATGTGTTGGTACTTGGGACTTCCAAGGTTTAAGAGAAGTTGCTCTACACGATGCTGCTCAAACTGGTATTTCTGGTAAGAACTTCGGTACAACTGGTGCTAGTGGTAGTGCTATTGGTACAGCAAGAGTTCGTGGTTTCCAATATCATGCAGGTACTCCAGGAACTTCATTAGGTCAATTTAGAGTTTACTTATTCGACGTTCAAATGAACAGTGGCAAATCATTCTCTGATGTAAGAGGTATTTACGAGAACAATGCGACTGGTCCAAAATCAATGTGTGATATTGTACTTGAAACTAATGGTTCTGCTAAACTACAAGAAGCAGGTCTTAACACTCTTGTATTCCCTTTCACTCAAAACGGTACTAAGACACTTAAAGACGCATCTAACAATGTAGATACTCAATTTGTGTACAGAACTGAGCAGACTGTAACGTTTGCTACTGACGGAACTTCAATTGTAACGGCAAATTCTGCCCACGCAGGTGGTACTGAAGTTAATAATGATACTGGTTCTCCGTTATCAAATACTGATGAAAGAAATATATTAATCGTTTCTAAAACAGCAGTTGATACTGCTGCTCATACTGGACACGTTTCATATACTGGTAATACAGTTACTGGTACTTCAACAGTATTTACTACGCAATATCAAGTTGGTGATGTTATTAAATGTGGTGCTCATGCTGCTCAAATAGTTTCTGAAATTACGACTGACACTTCATTGAAAGTTGTTGATGTATTCTCTGGAACTGATGCTGCAGTAGCACATAAAACTTCATTCCCTAGTGGTTATATCTTTGACTTAACGTCAAACGGTAGTATCACTTCAACTTCATCTCAACATCAAGTTAATCTAGGTCAAGCAAACCTTGCTTCTACATTTACTGCTTCGGTTTACTTTAACCGTTTAAGAACTGATGCTGTTCAAACTGCTAAGACTGTATTGAAAGATAAGTTCATTCATATTAATACTGGTTCGCATAGTGCTAGTAAGAATGGTGCTTGGTCACTAGGTGTTGCTGATGCATTCAAATTAGTTTCTGTTTATCAGGGTTCTAATACTGGAGTTACTACTGCGAGTAATGATGTAACGTCAGACTTCGAATTAGACAACGGTATGAAGGATGCATTCTACGATACTTCTTTCCTTAAACAGAAAGCAACAAGTTCACTCGACTTAACTAATGTTGGATTAATGGTTAAGTTTAGTTACTTCAATAGAGATACATCAACTGGTATTGGTTACTTATCTGTAGACTCATACCCAATTGATGATACTAATTCTGCTAACACTTCTGCTATTACTACTCAAGAAATTCCTCTATTCAATTCTCCTACCACTGGTAAGAGATACGATCTAAGAGATGCGGTAGACTTTAGACCTATTAAAACAAATACAGTTACTCCATCTGCGACTGGTACTGTTGCTTTAGCACCTACTAACCCTGCGGAATTAACTGCATTTAGTATTGACTCGTCTGGTGCGATGATGCCAACTCCTGATGAAAACTTCCAAGCAGATATTCAATACTACTTGCCCAGAAAGGATAGAGTTGTATTAACTAAAGAGGGTAAAGTAGAAGTCACTAAAGGTGTTCCTGCTCTAACTCCAAGAACTCCTGATGAATTAGCAGGAGCGATGACACTTGGTGTGTTAAATGTTCCAGTATTCCCATCGTTATCTTCATATGTTGCTAAAGCATACAACAGAACTGACTATCAAGTAATGTTAGATCTTGAAAATAATCGTAGATATACGATGAAGGATCTTCGTTCTGTTGAACAACGTATCAAGAACCTTGAATACTATTCATCTCTTAATGCA